GAACTCGACCCTCTGTATTCCCCTAGGATGTCCGTTTCAGCGCCCGACATGGAGATCGAGAGGCGTTTCGTATGGTGAATACCGCCGCACGTTACCGCTCGGCTGCTCTAAGCCACTTGTGTTCGTCCTCAGAGGGTCTCTAGTTGTCATAATAGAGGTTATCGGGGGTACACCCCGGGGCGTGGCGATGTGTGCCCGCTTGCAATCATTATCTGACGCTCGGTCAGCGAGGCACCCCCCTTCCGGGGTCCGGGGGTCCGCGAGTTCAAGCACTGAACCCCAATATCTGCAATGCCCTGAAACGCCTCCCCCCGAGGAATGTTTGACGGCTTGAATCCACCTATCAAACAACCCCCCAAACGATCCCCTCTCGGGACAATCGAGTTATCGAGTCTGCCTTGTGTGAGCCGGGTGGGGGGGGGAGAGGCTTCAAGAGCCTCGTTGGTTTGTGGGGTGGAATGGGGGTGGAGTTCTCCTACTCCCCGAGACCTAGAGCGAGAGAGCGGCGCTTTGAATGTTGGCGCTCGCTTATCTCACGGTCACTCGGGTTTCAGAACACGTTCAGATCCGGGTGTGTGTGACCGGATGTGACACAGAGCCGGGATGGGTTCCCCCTCGTAGCGGCTCCTCTAACTGGTTCCTTGGTCCTGGCCTACGAGCCAAGACTCCCAACCCCGTCCAGTTCGGAAGCTCTGGGGTTTGCTGCGGAGGGACTCCCCACGGTGCAGCCTGCCTGTATTCCCGGTCCCGCTGGTTTGCACTCGACAACCGGAGGCTTGCTTGGTTCTCCTTTAGACGCAGTTCACCTCTCCCATTGTACCACGGGGCAGGCCCCTCTTAGTGTGAAGTGCAACATTTGTTTCCACTTTTGTCGCATTACCTGCAACATTTGTTTGCACCTGCGGTAATCTCCTGTACAGATATTACCTGTCAGGAGAAAATGAATGCCCGCTATCACGCCGACTGCTACACGGACACCAGAGGGGAACATGTCCAATCCTCTCAGCGACAAGAGTATGTTTCGGTATTCGTTTACCAGTGCGTCGGGTACCGATACCTGGACATCGCCTTTTGGTGCCGCGATTGTGGAGCACGCCGTGGCTAGTGCTTCTGCTACGGGCGTCGGTGCGGTTCAGGATGACGGCGACTTCACTTTCATTTCTTCGGGTAGTGGCGAGTCGTTTGACATTCTGATCTGGGTCAACCGATAGAGCCCCTGGTGGCTGCTGCCCTGGCGCCGCTTCCGAGTGTTGATGAGCAGGCTGTTTTCGAGCAGAGTGCGCGTGAACTAATTTGGCAGGCATTTGAATACGAGACGCACGAGCCAGCGGTGGCGAGGTTCCATAACTCCCGAGCTCGTACCAAGATCGTCTCGTGCCCCGCGCGAACCTCAAAGTCCTATGCGGCTTGGAAGGATGTGCTTCCCGACATTCTTCTTCATGGCGCGCGGGTGCAATTTGATCCTGATGTACGTACTCAGATTGGCTGGATCGTTGCGCCTAACTACGTGCTGGCGAAGGAGTTCGATTACGCCTGGATTGACCTGATTGAGAAGGCCCCACGGGTTGGGTTTTCGTTCAAGGTCGAAAAGAAGTCTAATAACGTCTCTCAGGGCGACATGCAGATCGTGATCGACTGGGGCCGCGGTCCCAAGGTGATCGACGGTGAGATCCGTCCCGGCATGGGCGAAGTGGTGAAGTCATTCATCACAGTGAAGAGCGCAACCAACATCAACGTGCTTCAGGCCGAAGAGGTTGATTGGTGCATCCTTTCGGAAGCCGCCCGCCTACCGCAGCTCGTCTGGACGAAGTATCTCAGCACTCGAGTAGGCCGCAGTATCTGGCCGACCACGCCGGACATCGAAGCGTCTTGGATTTGGGACGAGATCCAGAAGGCTGCGAATCCAGACCTCGGCATCGAGTGCTTCAACTTCACGGGTAAAGCGAATCCCGGCTACGACTGGACCCGTTACTGGGTCGAACACATGAAGACGGAAGAGTCTGAGGTCGGTCGTGTGGTCACGATGGCCCCGGACCGAACGCGACCCCCCCACGCGGATAACGGCCACGACTGTTTCGACGAAGTGGCCCAGTGCAAGTCGATGAACGAGGACGGCTTCGCTGAACAGTTCGGCGGTAAGTGGGTTTTCCATCGCGGCCGGATTGTGCCGATCCGCAAGACGACGGGCGAGAACAACCAGCCCGCTCATGTGGTGAAGGAAGATTTCGACTGGATTAAGTACGCCGACATGCACATCTCGTTTGATTACGGGTATTCGGACGGCACCTGCATCCAGTTCTGGTTTGTCTCTGCAACCACCCTCTATCTGTACGACTCGATATATGAGACGGAGATGGTGGCCGACGATGTGGTGTCGGAAGTAGAGAAGAAGATCGAAGAGACCGCCAATCTTCTGAATCGCGACCGTAGGTCGATGGTGAAGCGATTTGTGGGCGATCCGCAGCAGCCCCAAGTGGCTGAGGTGTTCCGTCGCCGCGGCCTTCCGATCTACGACGTGAACAAGGCTGCACAGCGAGACCGTCGCGCCGGGCATCAGGAATTGATGAACGTGCTGAAGGTGGACCCGGCAACGGGTGAGCCGGGGCTCTACATCCACGAGCGAAACCGTGAGGTAATCAAAGAGTGGATGACGCTGCGCCGAAATATGCGCGTGCCGGAAAACGCGCCCAGCGCGATGGTCGGCCGAGACCACGCCTACGACGCGGCACGGTACTTCGTGATGACTCACCCGATCCGTGGCGGCATCAAGAGCCACAAGAAGGAAACGGACTTTGAGAAATCTCGGCAGAGAGTCCTTTCGCACCAGCGTAGCGACCGATTGTCGCAGGCGCGTAAGGAATACGGCCGCAACCGTGCGGGGGTGCTGCTGTGAACTCTGATCGCATCGCGATGTACAAGATGCAGCTAAAGCACGCCGATAACGAATGGGCGAATGCGGGGCTGTTGCCAGACCTCAAGGGCGGGGCATCGAAGAACTCAATCATGCAGTTCATGGACGCCTACCGTGGCGACTTCCCTGACGTGATGAGCGGTGCGGTTGAGCCTGAAGATCAGATGGCGGGAAATATCTCGTTTTCGATCGTGAACACGATGGTATCGACGATTAGTGGCGATACGCCAGATCCGATCTTGAAGCCTATGGGCGGCCAAGCTGCCGACCCGAGTGCTAGGCGTGCTGCTTGGATCAATGAGCAAGTCGTCCGAACGATGTCGATTGAAAAGGACTTCAAGGCCGAAGTAGACATGGCCGCTCTTGGCGCGGTGCTAACGCCGATGTCCGTGATACGGCACGGCTACACGCCCGAGGTCGAGTACACGAATGACGCGGGGAACATCATCCCGCGATTCAAGAACCAGACGCCGGACTTCCCTTGGATTCAGTATTTGCGCCCTTGGGAGTACCGTATAGACCCGATGGTGAACGACTTTCGGCCTAACTCGCAGCCGCGTTGGGTGGCGTTCCTGAATCGGTACTTCGATTACCAGATTCGCGACAATCCAAACCTGATCTTCCGTAAAGACCTGAAGCCTACGTTCTTCACGGACATTCGCCCCGCCCACGACCGCAGGGGCACGCGCGAGGGGATCAATGACCCGAACTTCATGCCGATGTATGAAGAGTGGGTGGTGTACGACTTTGAGCGGCAGACGTTCTTTGGCGTCTCGCCCGGTTCCGATGAGTTGATCCGCGAAGAGAAGGATTGGCCGTTTGAGTGGGGACGCCTTCCGTACTCGTTCCTCGGGTTCAACCCTCAGCTCGATTCACCATTTCCGGTGCCGTACATGCAGCTTTTCTTTCAAGAGCAGCTTATGTACAACCGCGTGTGGACGATCATCAAGGCGCTCGTCGCACGCACGCATAGCGTGATCGGTTACGACAAGAACCGCGCCGGGGACGAAGAAGCGAACCTGACAAACCCGGATTCGCTCAAGGCGTTTATCGGATTCGACGGGCCTCCGGCGGAAGCAATTAAAGAGTTTTCGTTCGGCCAGATCGACGGGCAGCTACTCGGCATCCTGTTCCAGCTTAAAGAGCAGATACGCGAGGTGCTGGGCGTGTCTTCGTTCGATCGAGGACAGCGCGCGAATGTCGAGACGGCCTCCGAGGCTAACCAGATTGGCGCAGGCTCGGCGATGGCGCGTGGGCGTAACCAGTCGAAGCTTGAGGAGCTCTGGGAGGATATTTACCGCGTCTCTCACCGCACGTTCCTTCAGAGCGGTGATTCCCGGAAGATGATAATCCCGATTATCGGCCAGGAAAACTTGACGTTCCTTGATAAGCGAGACCGCGATAACGGGTTCATGGAAGTCGATGCCGGCGACCTAGCAGGCGAGTTCCAATACAGCGTCCGGCTGGGCAGCACGATCAAGCGCGACCCTGGGCAGGAGCTTGCATTGAAGTCGTCCGTGTTCAATACGCTTGGCGGCGTCGAGAGCAAGATGCTGAATCAGCAGCACTGGCATGAATTGCTGGTGGATCTCGCCAACGAGGTTTCGCGTCAAGCCGTGGTGAGCGAGGACATGGTGCAGGAGATGTCCAAAAACGGCGAAGACGAAGAGGCACCCGATGGTCAGGTAAGATCGGCCGGCCAGCAGGGACTCCCTGATATTTCGGCGGTGGGCTGATATGGCGGTACTTCACTCTTATTACTGCAAGCACTGCGACCTCGAGGTGGCGGATATGTGGGAGGCCCCGACGTGTTGCGGCGACGACATGCGGGTGCTTTTCATAAAGGTGAACACGCCGGAGTGGGGCGGCCCTCGGCAGTATGTGCATTTGCGAGATCAGCCGTTTGATAGTCGGAGCGAGCTAGACCGTTATGCGAAGGACAACAATTTGCGGCTCTCGGCGAGTGCCGAGAAGGTAGGCGGCGCACGCAATGAAGAGATGCTTAACCTTGGCAAGAAATACTCGTACAAGGGCGCACCGAGATCATAGAGGAGAGGAACAGACGTGAGTGATGCAAGCGAAGATCCGACCACGGCCGAGGGGCTGCCCGATACGGGTAGCACTGGGGCGGAGCCGGG